GATCGTTGGGGCGGTAAGTCGAAAAGACCTATCGTTGAACGATACCACAATTATCTGGATACTCTCAGAGATGCATTCCAAAAGAATGATTTCACAATGGGAAACTCATTGATACTCATCTTTTTGATGCCAATGGCAAACTCATGGTCAAAAAAGAAGAAACTCCAGTTAGATGGAAGAGTTCATCAGAACAAACCAGACTTGGATAACCTGATTAAAGCAGTTTGTGAATTGCACGAAAGAGATCAGGAAATATTCAGTGTTGTTGCTCAAAAGTTTTGGGCAACAGAAGGATCAGTAATCATTATTAACAACGACACAGAAGCTATACCAACATGGCAAACACACTAATACTATCAGGTAACATCGGTGCTCCACCAGAAGCCAGCACCACAAAAAATGGTGCAAATAAGGTAAAATTCTCGTTCTGTTTTAAGAATGAAGGGAAAGAGTCAGATAAAAACAACAAAAACTGGATCAATTGCGTTGCCTATAAAGGAACGGCAGATGTGGTGACTAAGTTCTTGGGAACAGGAGATAAGGTGCTTCTGAAGGGGGAACTAAACCATGTCAACTATACGAACCCGGAAGGTAAGAAGATCAATTACCATGAATTGACAGTTCATTATATAGAATTTATTAATCTGAAGAGTAAAGGGAACGCTCAGACTCAATCTTATGATCAGGTTCCGACTTTTGCTCCAACATACGATTCTGATTCAAATCCAAATATATTTTAAGTTCTGAATCGTCATATCTCAATAAAGGCCAATTTCCTTCAATTGCATATTTATTCTGTAAGTCCTTTGAAGTATTTGGCCTTTCCATTCTTTTTTACCATCCTTAATACTTCCTTCCTGTTGTCTCCTACCGAACTATAACTCACATGAACCCAACCACTATTCGGTCCTTCTGCTTTCCCTGTTATCTTTGAAACTCTTTCAGGTGCATAGTTCTCCAAGATCAATTGGTCAAATTCAAGATTGTCTCTTATCCATTCTGCTAATTCCAAGTTACTAACTTCTTCACTATATATTTCTATATCTGCCGCAGACTTGGTTCCTTGACAACAATGGGCTGAATTGCTCGACCCATTGACTAAATCATTTAAAGGTTTTGAACGGAAACAGGAGTTGACCTTAGTAGGTCCAAATTTGTCTCTTACAGGCTGGAGTACAGCTAATACAAGAGCAGTAATACGTGCAACTGCATTAGTGTCTAAATGTTCTTCTTGATCTATTCCTGCATGTAACGCAGTAGGAGAATAAACCAGTTCTTGTAAACTGAAATTCTGGCTTATTCTCATAGCTAACCAATCATCCTTTGATAAGGTCTTTAAGGGATTTGTGACTATGAGCATTGTCACCATCCACAGCACTGTCGAGTGCTTCTTGTACTTCTTTGGGAAGCTTATCAATGTGCTTTTCTAAATGTTCTGATGCTAAAGATTGAGCCTTATCGACTACTAAATCCTTGAGCATGTTAGCCACGAATGGCAGTACCAAGTTGAGCATATCGTCCCTTTCTTTTGGTTTGAGATTGAATAATGCATAAGCCCAATTAAGTAGTTTTTTCATCATCTTCATTATGTGGTGGAATTTCGTGTTTCTCTGGTTCTTGTGCTAAGTCACCACCACTTTCAAAATAGAACTTAGCTATCCCTGCAATAATCGGTATAAATGCACCGATAAGAATATTAAGTAAATCTTTACTAGATGAAGGTAATTCAGCAGATGCTCCTAACATTATATGGACTACGTAAGCAAATATGCCTAATGCTGATATGGCAATGGCAAACCTTGCTATAAACCTACTAACCTGAATCCTTTCATTTACTGTCATTGTAGGTTTGACAGGTTTAGGTGGATCAGGTTTAGTAACTGTCGTTACAGTTGTTTCTTTAGCCATTATCGTTTAGATGATATTAACGCTTCTGCCATTCCTTTGATTTCCATGGAAAGACGTTCGTTCGTTTTTGCCACATCTTTGAATGCTACGCTCAATCCATTGACTGCATCCGATGTTATACTGTTCTGTTTGTTTTGCTCCTTTATTACATCGATTAATCTTTCGTCACCTCTAGTATCTTTTTCTTCCCAGCGAATGATTTCTTCTTTATGACCTTGTTGGGTCTTAAAGATATACCAGCACATAATCCCAATAATCACCGCAGGAAGTCCGATCCTTTCCACTAACATCAAGATAGATTCTACTTCCATAATGCCTTGAGGTTGTGGTGGTGTATGAGAAGGAAAATGATGATCCATCTAAGGCTTTGGATACTTGTCTTTTACGGCTTTAATTTTAGCTTTCCACCCATCCATATCATGATATATCTGATCTAGCTGTTCAGGAATTGGGTCGTAAGCTAATGCTCGGTCACGTTGGTACTGTTTGGAATCGTAGTCGGCCTGGAGTTCAGCAAGTTTCTTTTCTGCTTCTTTTTTGCTAGGTGGGGTCTGTCCGTCATGATAAGTGTATGATTCATAATCATTACCCCCAGATAAAGCTCCACCTACAATAGAGTGTATTGCTTTAAAAAGATCAGGTTTTTGGTTCATCCTTGAATCTCCATTACTATCATACTGACACACGTTACACCATAATGACTAGCATAGTCATGAATGTAACATTTTTTTTCTGTTGAATTTGGTGCCGCAATAAGTGCGGAAATTGTAACATTAGTTAAATCTGAACTCAGTTCCAAAACTAATTGTGGTGTTACTGGACCTGTACCAGCACCAGTAAAAAGGTTTGTAGCGTATCTTGTACTATCTACTAGAAATCCCATTATCCCATTGTGACCTGGATTGTCTCCTGTGTAGCTTAATCCGTTATATGTCATAAATACACGATTACCAGATGAAGCAGAAAAGTTAGTAATCTCTAAATTAGTTGAAGCAAACTGGCAGACTGCTCCTGTTTGAGCACTTGTTGAAAAATAATTTGAACTATTATTAGTTGTTTCTATAAATTTAGTTTTTGTCTGAATTACATGCCCAGAAGGAAAAGACGCATTACTACCTAGTGTTAAAGTAGGATTATTTTGATTAACAGTTATTTGACCATCTGAAGCTATACTAAGTCCAGTATTACTTCCAGTAAGGTCTTTTATGTTCGATACTTGAAGATCGCTAGGCATGATTATTATTCTGGTTTAGTGGGCCAAGTTATGTTGTCAGGATCGCTAAAATCCATATCTCTTAACGCTTGTCTGTATGTAACCCATTCTGATTTTTTTGCATCGGTTAATCCTCTATCGGAAACCATCATAGAATCTGAATCTGCTAAGCGTGAATTGCGTTTTGCTCGTACTTTCATTTCTTTATGTTTTGTTTTATCGGTATAAACAACAGCATCACCATTTCCTATTCTTATGTTAAAAGTAGCCATATTAATCTGCCGTTGGTAATTTTAATCCGAAACAACTCCAAAAAGATCCTTTACACACATGTCCACCATTCCAATATAATTGAAATCCAGAAACGTAAGTGGCATTTACATCATACCATAAAAATCCACTCCCATATAAATCGTAATTACCTTGATCATGACCAGTATATTGAAAATAGCAGTGTGGATTTGCAGGTCTTGCGTTGTCTGAACTTGCTAATTGGTGTCCATCTATTTGTGGGTAATCAGAACTTGATGCATAACAATTAAAAAATGTCATCTCTCCATTAAAACCTCTTGTACCCTCAAGTGAATCATTTGATATTTGTGCATAAGTATTTGTGTTATCGTAAAATCGAGCCAGATGGCTTCCGTCTTCAGCAATTATACTAGCACCATAAGAATATTTATTTGCAGTAAGTTCATTATTACTACTATCTAAAAACCTAAAACATAAATCTCTATTTGATTCATCATCACTTCCCCATTGAATATAAAGTTTATAAATTGAATATTTTGAAGAAACAACACTATCCATTTTTTGAGAACCACTAGTATCAGCATTGTAAGATATGGTTTTAATATGTTCCCACCCGTGAGGGCTTGCACCATCAGATATATTTACATTACTCCCAATAGTCCCTGCACTTAAAGATCCGCTTAAAGAAACATTACCAGTAGAATCAGCAATCGAGATTCCAGCCGTTCCGTCTTTTGCTTTTACAGATGATACTTTTATTTCAGAACTCATGATGCCTCACACTTTAGTGCTTTTAGTTCATCAGTAGTTTTACAAGAATCGACTTGTTTAGTTATATCTCGTAGCCTTTGCTTTTCCTCTACGATTGCCTTTGTATCACTACCAGATTCCTGTGCTTGCATAAATTTAATATCTTCAGCTTCTAGTAAAGCCATTCTCTCATTTCTAAGTCTTTTTTTAGTAATGTCTTTGGCTTTATCTAAGTTGATCGTAATCATTCACCTACTCCATCAAAGTCTTTACTAAAATCAAAATCCCAAGCATTTCTAAAAGAGCGATCTTTTGGCAAATCTTTATCTTCTATGATTTTATATTTAACACCAGTTGGTACATCTCTTTTCGCAGTTTCTTCGACTGAATACATACCACTTGGGATTATTATTGCTATGCCGTTTTCGTTTGGGTGTATTATTTTTTTCATTTTTTTACCTAAATATAGCTACATCCATACGGATCATGTCAACGTTGTCTGTGTAACCTCCACCATTAGTGTTCATGTTAATCCAAAATTGACACAAAGAAGTTGTTCTAATAATATTACTTGAACTGTCTAAATATCTTTCTTTTATACCTATTAAATGATCATCATTGTAGCTTGCTTGAGTAAAACTAATATTTGCTACTGCAATATACTTAATATCTGGCATTGGAGGATCTAGATTAACACTAAATTGACCTACACCGTTATCACTTACACTTGAAACGCCCATTTTAAGGTCTATCCCACCATCTATTGCACTACAACGGACTATTGCCCTGCATCTGTAATTACCACCTATTGTTTTAGATCGTGCATCTGCACTTGATTCAACTAATCCACTCATATTAGCTCCAGTCTTGGTCTATATAAGTGCAATGGACGTGTATGTTTGCAGACGCAATTGCACCTACTTCAAGCTGTAAATTTCCTTGAAAAGAAAACTTGTCATTCCATACAAATGTTGAATAGCCAGCAATTGCTTGATTATAAAAAATATACCCAGGATTGTTCCCAGAACTGTCGGTTACTTTCATATAAATATTTTCGGCATTATCTGATGCCTCTGTAAAAATAACACTTACTACTGTGTAAATATGATTTGCAACACCAGTAATTAACGCCTGATCTGCGTTTGTTAAATTAAGTATTCTAGTGTGTTTTAAAACCTCAGTGCCAGATCCACTTGGTATAGCCATATCAACTCATTATTAATGATCGGTGAAGTGCCTTTTGAGCAAAAGATTGTTTGTCGTGGATGCCACCAGTTTTTGCTTGTATGGCATTACTATCCACAACAATGTAACTAGATAATAAAGCTTTTAAGAAATTCATAGTTCCTTTCTAAACAATGACTAATGTTCCATTTACAGTTAAAGTTCCAGAACTTCCTATAGTTATTGGACCAGCCATTACCGCATTTTCATCTGCACTAATCGTAACATCAGAATTAATCGTTGCAGGATTCCTTAATACTCCTGACAAATCTGAATCTACATGACCAGT